TGTGATGGCGGGCAGGCATGGATATGGCAGACGTCGGCGCAGTCGAACGCCCGGTAATGATGTGGCTGACCAGCTTGACCTGTTGTCACGCTCGCTATCCACAATGCTGGCGCGCAACGGCCGGCTTGAACAAATCCTTGAACGCCGGTTGCAGCATATGGAAAACCGTCTGGAAAAATCGCTTGCCGACCTTCTGGAGCGCAGTCTTGCATCGCTTTTCGGCGGGTCCGAGGCCGGTGCCGCCATCGGCGGAACTCTTGCAGGTGAATTGGTTCAGGCGGTGATCCCGGGATTTGCCAAAGGCGGCATCGTTGACGGGCCGCGGCTTGTTGCGCTTGCCGGTGAGGCTGGCCCGGAGGCGGTATTGCCCTTGACCCGAACAAGTGATGGGCAACTCGGTGTTCGTGTGGAATGGCCGCAGACGCAACAGACGACAAGGGTCGATGTTCAAATCAAGGAAAATGCCGCAGGCACCGCACCGGAGGATGTGTTTGATGATGCGGAACAGCAGCTTTTGACGGCAAGGCTGGCCGGTGCGCTTGATGAGGCGCTTGAGCAGGCCATCGCCACACGTCTGCAGGAACAGCTTCGGGACGGCGGCTTGTTGGCACGATACGGATCAATGTCATGAGCCTGCAGTTTCCAGATATTGATCCAAGCCAGAGCACAGCCAAACGTGTTCGTGCCGATATCATCGAGACACGGTTCGGCAATGGGCGCAGTCAGAGGCTTGCGCGGTATGGTGGCGGCTATCTTGAGGTTGAATGGGATTTGCTGTTTGCGCATCGTCCGATCGCTGAAATTGCACAAATCGATGAATTTCTGGCGGCAAGAGCTGGTGTTGAGGCCTTTATCTGGGCACCGCCCGCAAATGCCAGTGGAATGTTCGTCTGTGCAAGCTGGCTTGTCACCCCGACCAACGCCTCGCTCGCATCCCTGCGGGCACGCTTTGTCGGCAAATCGATGGGCAATTCATCATGAGCATTTCAAAAATCCCGCGAAAAGATGTGGGCGGAGCGCATCTTGCCGGTCTTGTTGCGCTGTTCACTATAAATCTGCCGGACAAGACAATGTTGCGCTTTACCACCGCCGATGTGGCGGCGGGACATATCGTTTTTGATGGTGCGCGCTATCTTTGCTTTCCGCTTGCGGCAAAGGGATTTCGCTGGACCGCAGATGGCCCGCCAGCGCGCCCGACCCTGGAAGTATCGAACATTCTTGGCCTGTTTGATCAGGCAATCCAGACAGACGAGATGCGCGGCTGTGAGGTCAGGCGTATCCTGACATTGGCAAGCGAGTTGGCACCACCGGATGGCGAGGATGGCAGGGGATGCTTTCCGCCTGAAAGCTGGGTAATTGAACGGCTGGCACGACTTGACGACCGGGTTTTGCGAATTGAGCTTGCGGCGGCGGCAAGCCTTGAAAACAGGCGATTTCCCGACCGCGTGATGTTGCGCAATCTTTGCCAGCATCGATATCGGCGCTGGGATGCTGTACGCCAACGCTTTGACTATGATGGCGTGACCTGTCCGTATGTCGGCAAATCCTATTTTTCGCAAGCTGGCACGCCCGTCACCAATCCGGATGAAGATCACTGTTCCTTGACGCTGCAAACAGGGTGCAAGAAGCGGTTTAAAGGGCCGTTGCCCTTCATGGGCTTTCCCGGGGTGACGCGATGACGGCGCGATGGGTTGCGCCGTTTGGCAATCGGGTGAATGCGGCAATCATGAAACATGCCGCCAGCCATCCCGACGAGGAAATTTGCGGCATGGTGCTGGCGGCCTCGGATGGGTGGCAGTACCGCAAGCTTGAGAACAAAGCTACGGTGCGGCGGGATGCGTTCTTTATCGACAGGGCGCAGTTGCCGACCACCCGGTCGCCGGCAGCCATTGTCCACTCGCATCCAAACGGTCTGGCATTCCCCTCATTCGCCGATATGCGTCAGCAGGCCGCCAGCGCCGTGCCGTGGGGTATAGTTGTGCCACCGCCGCACCCTGACAGGGGGGTGTTCTGGTTTGGTGATGGCATCACCTATCCGCTGATGCGCCGCCCATATCGTCATGGGGTCACAGATTGCTATGCGCTGATCCGGGACTGGTACGCGGCAAAGGCAGGTTTGGCGCTGATTGACCGGCCGCGGCATTGGAACTGGTGGCAGCAGGGCGATGATCTTTATGCCGCCTATTTCGAACAGGCCGGGTTTTACAGGCTTGACGATGATGCCCGATTGCAACGCGGCGACATTGCGCTTGCCGCTTTGCTTAGTCCGGTTTTGAACCACGCGATGATCCTGCTTGATGACGGCTTGATCCTGCATCATCCGGCGGGGCGTCATGGTTTTGATGCGATGCGCCTGCCACGGGTTGAACCGGTTGAGCGTTGGCGGCGCTATCTTCAATTCTGGGTGCGCCACAAATCATGGCAGAAGGGATAAAGCGGTCATGACCGGAACAACGGGAACGCGGCGGCGTAAACGTATTTTTCTGCATGGTGATCTGGCCCGATTTGGCGGGCCATTTGATTGTGAGGCAAGCAATGCCGCCGAGGCCATCAGCGCGCTGGCCAACCAGATTGACGGGTTTGCCGCCGCCTTGCGCCATGGCCATTATCAATTATGGGCAGGCGGTCGGGCAACATGGCGGCCAATCACCGGGCCCGGATTGCATATGCGTCTTCGACCATATCATCTTCACATAGCGCCCGCGATCGCCGGTCAGGGCAAGGGTGAGGGCAAAATGCTGCTTGGTCTGACACTTCTTGGCCTGTCCTTTGTGCCCGGCGTGCAGGCCGGAATTACCAGTGGTTTTGCAAGTTTTGGCGAGGCAGTCGGCGGGGCAACCGGCGGTGAACTGGCCGGTATCTTTGGCAGTCGCCTGCTTGGTGGCGCGGGTAGCTGGTTGTTGCTGAACGGTGCCAGCGATGCTTTGTCGCCACAAATTCACAAGCCCGCAGGGCAGGCAGACTCGGCAAGTATCGGTGTGGGCCAGCCAATCGGCGAGGGTGCCGCCATCCCGCTTGTCTATGGGCGGGTGCGTGTTCAGGACGCACCGATTATCGCATCCGGCATTGATGTGGAGGTAACGAATCTGTGACCGGTAATCCATCCAGATTTCCACCCCAAGAAGGCATCTCGGGACAGGGTGGCAAAGGTGGCGGTGGACGCCAGCTGCCACGCGTTTTCGAGTTTGGTGACAGCGTCTCGTCAAGCGGCACGGCACAAGTGCTGTTGCTGTTATCGGCCGGTCCCGTTGCCGGATTGGCAAATGGTGAAGCATCGGTATTCTTTGATGATGTGCCATTGCGTGATGCGGCTGGAGAGCCAAGTGTCGAGGGCGTCAAACTGGACGTCACCACAGGTGGCACGGACGAGGATCCTCCCGGCCTTCCCGGGTTCAATGCCAATGCCCGCACCATCAGCCTTCGCCGCCCGCTGCGGGCCAATCATCCGCATGTGTTAAGCGATGCCGATGCCGATGCGGCGCGGCTTACGCTGCGCTTTCCCCGGGGGTTGCTGGTGCGTGATCAGGCGGTGCTTTCCGGAACAGCGGTTCGCTTTACCATCGACATATGGCAGGGTGGCACATGGCATCAGGTGCTGGACAAAACCATCGACCAGAAAGTCACCGGTCTCTTTGAATTGCAGTATGAGGTGCATCTGCCGCGTCAGGGCAGGGTCAGGAAATTGCGTGTGACCCGCAAGACCAAAGACAGCACAACAGCCAATCTGGTAAATGAACTTGAGCTTGCGGCGGTGACATGGCTGCGCTGGGATGTGCTTGGTTATGACGGCATGGCAACGGCGGCCATAACGCTTGATGCGCGTGCATTTGGTGGTCGCCCGCCGCGTATCGGCTTTGATCTCAAAGGCCGGATTTTGCGGGTGCCGTCCAATTATGATCCGGTGCAGCGGCGTTATGACGGCATGTGGGATGGCCGGTTTGTGAACCGCTGGTCGGACAATCCCGCTTGGGTGATCTATGACATTCTGGTCGATCCGCAATGGGGGCTTGGTCTTCCGGCGGACAGTATTGATCGTTATGATCTGTATGCGGTGGCCCGCTATTGCGATGAAATGGTAACGCCGCCACAAGGCACGCCGGAGCCGCGTTTCACCTGCAATATGATATTGCGCCAGCGCCAGCGGGCAAGCCAGTTGCTGGCCGAGATTTGCGCTGGCATTCATGTGCTGTTCTTCTGGTCGGGCGGTCGTCTTCGGTTTCGTGCTGACAAACCGGAAGATGCATTGACCATCGTGACCAACGCGAATGTGATTGATGGCGAGTTCGTTTATCAGGGGCCGGGGCGCACAGCTGAATTCAGCCACGCCATGGTGACCTTTCGTGACCAGATGCTTGGTGGCCAGACTGGCATTGAAACCGCCGTTGATGATGATGCCATGCAACGGTTCGGCTTTCGCCCGCGCGAGGTTCTGCTTGTCGGGTGTTCACGGCGCAGCGAGGCCCAAAGACACGCAAGATGGCTTGTGGAAACCGCACGAAGCCAACGCCGTGCGGTAAGCTACAGGGCGAGTCTGGACCATTTCGCTGATCAACCGGTGCGCCCGGGTGATCTGGTTATGATTGCCGATGAAAAACGCCTTGTTAACGCTTCAGACAAGCGGGCCGCCACCAGCGTCATCACGGCAATCGAAAGGGATGATTTTGGAAATCTGATCTATTTTCATGGCGATTTGCCGAACGCATTGATGCGCGGATCAACCACCGATTTGCGGCTCCGCTATGAAGGTGAGGACGGATCAATCGCGCTCTCCCGGGTCACGCCTGAAGAAGTGACAGGGCCCGGAACAGAATCTGGCTGGCGTTTGCGGCTGGAGATGTCTGCCCCAGCGCCACGCAAATATTCGCCCATGGTCCTCTGTCCTGTTGGTGCCGCGCAACCCGATCTGTACCGGGTGATCTCGGTGCGCGAAGTTGCCGATGCGGTTGTGGAAATTGGCGCGGTGCATCATGATCCGGATAAATTTGCCAGAATCGATAGCGGGCAATCATTGCCTGATCTGGCTGTCTCTGCTCTGCCCGACATTGCGGCACCATTGGCAGTGATGGCGGGGCTGAGCGTGGTGGAGGCAGAGCGCCGCAGCTATGACGGACTGCGCCATGAAACGCATCTGTCATGGCAAGACAGCGCCGAGGCGCAGGGCAATGGGCCGGACCGCCGGGTTGTCGGGTGGCAGATCACTGCCACCGGACCCGATGCCAGCCGTCTTGTCATCTCCAGTCCGGCGCGACAGGCAATATTGACCGATCTTGCCCCAGGGGATTGGGAGTTCGCAATCCGGCCTGTGTCATGGACCGGAACGATGGGGCCGCGCCGCGCCGATACACATCGCATCCATGGACGACCAACAGCCCCGGACAAGCCGCCGCCGCCAGACGCCCGGTCCGTACCATTGGGCATTGACCTTGGATGGGCCGCATCCGATGCGGATCACATCCGTCATTATGAGATATGGCAAGGCGCAAACCGGCATGATGCGACTTTTTCAAAAATCGGTGTAACAACGGCAAGCCAGTTCATCATCAACGGCCTGACAGCAGGACAATTTTATCGGTTCAAGATCAGAGCGCGCCACGTCAATGGCGGATTGTCCAGCTTTTCAGACATTGTGCGGGGTCGCGCTGGCACCGCGCTTGTCGGGCCGCCGGGCCCTGAAGGCCCGCAAGGTGTGGCAGGGGCACGAGGCCGTGACGGGATTGATGGACGGAATGGTCGCGATGGCAATGACGGGCAGGACGGACGAGATGGTAATGACGGACAGGACGGACGAGATGGAAATGACGGACAGGACGGACGAGATGGAAATGACGGCCGTGACGGTCGTGATGGCCGTGATGGCACGCAGATTCTGACAATCCGGTTTGATGGCAATCAATGGTCGGATGATCGGGCGAATGCGGCGCTGGTGGCGCGGCGTGACGGGCGTGCTGACCGCCTTGCCGGTGACAGCGTGACTTTGCTCAACGCGGCGGTCGGTTTTGCCGAAACAAGGATTTGGGATGGGGCAGAGTGGCTGCCAGCCGGAGAGCAGATCAACGGCAAAAGTCTGATCAGAAACACGGTAACGGCACCAGCCTTGCTGCTTGATGAAGTCAGTTTACGCGGTAATGAGACAAGCGGTGCGCTTGAGGTTGGCCGTCTGGTCGCGCCAGTGATCACCCTGCCAACCGAGATCGGCGGGCGGTTTCAGACTTTCATGGCTGACCGTAAGGTGACGGCG